CACAGAATACTTTCTACTAAATACTTTCTTACCTGTTTTTGTTTTACTATATTTTTTATATATTTTTTTAAAATCTGTTTTGTCTAAACCATGTATAAACTCAAAGATTACCTCTAGCGGAGGGTTGTTGTCCGTTGTCATATGGAATGCGTAATTCCAAATAAGTTTTAAACGTTTCATTTGTATATCTTTACAAGTCTACACAATTTATCCGATACATTTTTTATATTTACAGAACTTGATGTTAGTTTTTTAGTGGTGTCTATTGACACCGCATTGCCATCTACTTCGCAGTTTTGTGCAAAAAAGACATAACAATCATCGCCGTCTTTTGTCGCTGTAATACTAGTTCCTGGTAGTACATCTGCTTTTTTAAATGTCCAACCTTTGTAATAACCTATCGGACATAAAATTCTTGTTCCTGCTTCCATAATAGTTATTTCTGTTCTTGAACAATGTGGTTCGTATAACACTGGGTTGTCTTTCCAATCAGTTGCTTCGCTACCCATTGATGAAATACCTTCCATGTAACCAGAACCATGCGTATACGTTGATTGTAATCTTGCGTGCTCTGGTGAATTTGTGTGTACAACATCTCTATATGTTTCTTTGTGTTCGTCTTGAAACACGTCACCGTGTTGCCATTCGTATCTAACTTTGACAGAACCTTCCAAAATAAAATATTGTATGTCTAGTTTTATTAAAAATGGATAATCTGGGTGAATCTCTGATTGCACATTTCCTGCTCTATCCGTAGCTCTTTCGTCAGCAGTCATCCTTTTTACTCTATCTCCAACGCTAGTATCTAGCGACACACACATTTGCAGCTTGTTATCTATATTAAGTCCCTTCCAACTTCTTATTGTGCTTATCATTATATTTCCTCCGCGTTTGTTATTGGATACTCGGCAGCCTGTATGTTACCTATGTCCTGTCTTCTTTTTATTGTTTTTGATAAATTACAAACATAATAATCAGAAATAGAATAACCTAATTCTTCCATCCATTCTTGTAATATTTTAGTTTCAAATCCATCATGCAATTGATCCCACAATTCATGGTTGTCACCTAAAACAAAATTTTTTACTGTGCCTTCAAAATTAGTAGGCCTGTAATAAGTTACTATTAAATCATCTACTTTCTCTACACCGTCTACCATGTGTACATATCCACCAACTTGTTGGACCAAACTAGTCTTTGTGTATTTTAACTCCATAATTATGCATTTATCGTTGCGGGAGAAGAACCTGAGTTTGCAAAAAACTGATTCAATTTTGCATTCTCCCATCTAGTAGGGTTTCCTGCCGTATAAGTTAAAGTAGATCTTTGTATGGTAAGAGTAGCAGTTTGAAAAGTACACTGCAAACTAGTCCATCCCGAGTTTGGATAAGATCCATTTACCCAAAACCTAAAATATCCAGCACAGCCCTGCATTTCTGATTCTAATCTGTTAATACTGTAATTGGGTCCACTACTAATTTGTCCAACTGGGTTAGGACTTATACCTCCAAAAAGACCTTGTACGTAACCACCACGAATAAGTGAACCTTGTGTAACACCTCCGCGTTGGTGTGTAAATGTTCTAGACGAAGGCACTGGAGCTTGAGCACTAGTTCCATAAAAATTATTTACAGAAATTGTACCTGACGTAGGAATGGGACTGGTATTTCCATGGTTTGGAACTATAGGTCCCCCGCGGTAATACTCGGATAATGATATAGGATTTGAGCCCCCGAACTCACCTTGGATCTGTGAGAAAGAAAGTGCGCCGCTGGAAGGTAGGGTCATAAAAATTTTTCTCCTATACTAAATGTGACTTTTTAAAATATATTATTCCATTTTCATAGTCAAATTCGTGTGGATTACCCAATAAATCTTCTGGAGTCATAAGACCCATTCTGGCCCAGTTTGTATGGCCAAATTTAGATTTGCAAATTTTATCTACGGTGTGAGCTGGCATCTCAGGAAATACATCATCAGCCTCGTACGGCGCTCCTGTATCCTCTGGTATCCATTCTATTTCAAACTCTTCTATCATTCTTTCATCGCATAAGGATCTGTTGATAGCATACGCTGTTTCTTGTCTGGCTTTTTACCCATGATAATATCTTCCATATTTTTGTGTAGATAGTTAGACATCTGTCCTACCACATTGTCTTGAGATAATGTCTCTACTAAATCTTTCAAGGACTCACCATGCTGCAGGCATCTTGATATCAGTTTACCTGATGCTCTCAGTTCTCTATCTAAGTATGAATCTGTTGGCTTGAGTTTAATCCAAAACGCCATAGGTGTTAGTCCAGTGTCGCTTGCAACATAATCTAAAATACCCGTCACATTACGCTCATCAATTGGTAGAGTGAAAGTTGCACTCATCATCCTGTCTGGAATCTTTTTTCTCACACCTTTATTTTCCTTAATTAAAGTCATCCTGATGCTCCTGAATAAATTGGTACAAAGAAATATTAGTTTCTTTGACCTGTTGTATCTCTAGCCACATCGTTTCTATAACTGAGTACATATTAATCATTGTGACTATATTTACAATCATTAATCCTATCCCCATCGTCAAAATTACCCACACCAAGAGATTACTAGTGGACCACTCGAGCTTGATTTTCAAGTCCTTCAAAGGCTTTCCTCCCTCTAATTTCTAGTAATTGTTCTAATTTTATGTTCCATATTCGTTTCATATCTGAGTCCTTGGCGTTATCCATAGCTTTTGCAATATTTTTAATTCGTTTTTGCATAATACTCATATTGCCTCCCCAGATTTCATCCATTTTGGTTCTATGCCACCTTCTATATTAATCCTACATTGATTTGCTGGCAACCATACAAACATTTGATTATCGCACTGAGCGCAGTCGTATGGTTTGCCCTGCACTACAATATAGCCGTTGCCCTTACAACGAGGGCAAATAGCTTTAACCTTTTGCTCGCCCGTTAGATCTACCATTTTTTCTTTTTATCTCTTTCTCTAATAAAAACTCTATTACTTTCTGTACACTCACAGGCACTTCAAACCTATTTTGTGCTAAACTCATTAGTTTATTGTGTGTATCCATAGATACAGACACTGATTTAAATTTACTTATATCTGGCATTTTCTTTCCTTTGTTATATTATTATATGGGATTATATAGAGCAAATATTATATTTGACAATAGTTTATTTTAATTTATTTTATACACATCCACATCTTTTGGCGTCCAGGTTTTCCCTTATTTTTTCCTGGACGTCACTTCTTTATAATCCACGGGTCTTCTAGAAAGTTAAATACAACTTTGCCATTTACGTATTGTTTGTGTTTGGTTTTGCATGTCAGACATTTGTACACACGTCCTGGGTCTTCTTTTACTCTAATAAAAGGCACATACTCGGAACACTTGTCACATATGCCCAGTATAATCTCAAGATCGTCATTAGCGGCCAACTATTCCTCCTGTAGAAAATTGTCGTCTACCAAAAATTTCTCTCAACCACATTTCTTCTCTGTTTTTTAAATTTTCGATATCGTAATTATTTTCATATGTTAACAAAGATAATTGACTTAGTCGATAATCATAATTTTCTGACTTGTGATTTATTAAATATTTTATTTCTGGGGTTTGAAAATATTGTGGAAACAAAGCATAACCCACTAAAGTATGTAAACTTACTGTTAAACTAATTCCCTTTTTTCCATCATTCCTAGCCCAACCATCGTGGCTTTTGTGCAAAGGGACACCATTACGTTTACGAATTAAATCTTCTCTATCCAGTCTTTTTAAATCTTCTATTGTTATTTGAAATCTTACGTTAGGATAACCATTTCCTCCTCTACTAGCTTTGACAGTTGTAAACTCTCCATTAGTTCTTCTTCTAGCAACCCATGGAAAACATTTAGTGCCGTATTCTTCAGGATTATTTTCAAAAGGAGGTAACATTTTATAACCTTCCTTGTCTGGCCCCTTTCCTTTTAACCAATATCCTCCGGTGGTGTGTAAAAAAAACTTGCCTTCAGGTAACATATAAAACTGTGCATCACAGGGTTTCTTTTGTTGATATCTAATTACTGGAATTTTACTAACATCAATTATTAAACCTTTAAAAGGTGTAAGATCTTTAACTTCAATTAATTTAGGTATCATTCGTGTTCTCCACCTTTGCCTCTGGTAAGAATACCATCAGGTTTTCTTCGCACTTGTTTAAAATAAATTGCTGTCAACACAGTCATTGTAATAACCCCTGCGTGGGCAAAAGCAGAGATACCAAAAGCGTAAATGCTCTCTACAATATAAATTCCAAACACAGCAGACCACATCCATGCAAGAACTTGCATAGACATAAATTTAACCTGAAAGGGTAAATGTTTTAATGCGTTAGTTTTTATATTCATTATTGCGTCGTAGGCATCTCTCATTTTATGTCCCCCCAGCTTTCGCCTTTTTCGTAGTCGACTTTGTTCGGTACTTGTAACTGTACCGCTTCTTCCATAATTCTAATAATTCGCTCTGACTCTTCAGGGCCTGATACTGAGATATCAAGTTCGTCATGAATTTGTACATGTGGTATTATTCCTTCCCGATACAGCGCCAGCATAGATTGTTTTGTCATGTCAGCGGCTGATCCTTGTATTAGTTTGTTAAGTGCTTTGTATGTGAATGCTCTTTTAATCCCCGGTCCATGCTCCCTAAGTGCATCTGCGTGCTTCAGTGGTTTTTTAATACCAAAACCGTGTGGCTCCCACATATCAAAGTGACATAGTCTTCCCCCGATCGTTCTAATCTTACCAGAATCATCGGCGCGACGCGCCACAGCCTCTGATAACATTTTTACAAAAGGCGCTCGCTGGTGATACGTCTTCAATAGTTTCTCAGCTGCGTCTTTCATAAGTCCTAGTTCTGCCATAAGTTTGTTTTTACCCATGCCATACATAATACCTAAGTTGATGGTCTTTGCTTGTTTACGATCTATACCGGCCATGTCAGCAATCATCTGGTGAAAGTCTGCACTGCCGTCGTTGTATGCATCTACGATTGTGCCTGTTCCTTCTAGTTTCATCAGTGATGCAAAGTGCACTAATATTCTTGGTTCCTGTTGGCTGTAGTCAAAACAACCCCAGGTGTGTTTTTCTTCTGGTATAAATAATGATCTAATCAGCGGTCCAAGATGCTTGTGTCTTGCAGGAATCTGCTGGAGGTTTGGATTGTTGTAACTAAACCTGCCTGTAACCGTACCACCTTGATCTGATCGTATTTGATTTATCTCAGCGTGTATGCGTCCGTTGTGTTCGTGTTTTAATATTGTGTCGATAAATGTCGTGTTTGCTTTGTTAATCTCTCTTGCTTCGTTAATTAGTTTTGGTAGCTCAGCTGGGTGTGTTGCAAGAAAGTTTTTTGTAAAGCTTGGTGCACCCTTCTCTGTCCTGTCGTACGGTAGTTTCTGTGAGTCAAATGCTTTTGCAATAGATGCAGCAGCCCATATCTCCACATCAAACCCTGCTATTTTATTTATATCTTCTAATAATTTTTTCTCTGTTTCTTGTAACTGTGCCTTGACAGACATGGCTTTTTGTACGTCAACACGTACACCTTTAAATTTCATATCGACCAAACACGGAAATAAATTTGTTTCTAAATTAAATATGTCCCACAAGTCTTGTTTTGATATTTCATGTTGTAATGCGTGCCACAACTTCAATGTCATCTCTGCATCCTTTTCTGCATACTCACCTACAAACGGTGCAGGTAACTTCCACATTTCTGCTTTTGGATTGACGCCAAAGTCTTTTGCAGCATCTTGTAATAATTTTTCATTCTTACGCATGCCTATGTAATCTTTACCAACAGAGTCTAGTGTGTAACTGTATCTATTTTCATCAATCAAACTTGTAGCAATCATTGTATCTACGATGCCACCGTTTATGTGAAAGCCAAGTGACCTAATCCAAGATACATCGTACATTGCGTTGTGAAATATTTTTGTTGATGTCGTTTGTAATAATTCTTCAAACCAATCCAGGACTAAGCCTCGATCCATGTTCCCACCACCTTCGTGCGCGATAGGAAAATAGCCGGACCAACCTTCGACCGCGACTGCTATGCCGACTATCTCCCCGTCTCTTCTTACCGAACCTGACCCCAATGTAAGCAGGTTTGGATCTCGTGTTTCTAAGTCAATAGCAATCTCACTATGACTAGATAAATCTGGTAAAAAATCTGGTGGAACCCATTCTGTTTCTGGCGTGAAAAGTGGTTGTTGTAAAGTTCTCATATAAAATTAAAATTTATTGTAAGCCTGCATTTTTTATCTGTGCATACAGAACTTCTATGCCAATATTTATTAGGAAATATAACAGCTGTATTTTGTTTACTTGGAACCATTATGTCCCCTTCACTTGTACCTAATATTTCAGTGCCACCATCATTATCATTGACCATATATACCATATTAGTTACGGGCACTTTAGTTAACCATGGTGCTTGTTCACTTGTTTCATAATCAAAATAATCTACATGCTTTTCATGTTGTATTTTTTCTGATTGTCTTGGGTATAAATTTGCTTTTAATCTTATAGGTATTCTTGACGTAGGCTTGTCTCCTTGAACAAAACTTGCAAATGGAAAGAAAACCTGGTTGTAAATTTCAGGGGTAGGGAGAAATATGCTATAATCTCCTAAGTTGTAATCATAAATTTTTGTAACAAAATAACCTGGAGCAAATGTAGCATCAGACGTAGGATTTGTTTCTCGCACATATATCCATGTTTCTGTCATGTCTAACCATTCTCTTATCTCAGTCCACTTATTATTATCAAAAACTTTGTGGCATAAAAAAATACCATCAGCTATTTCACTTACGTATGGGTTTTTTGTTGTTTTTATATAAAGGCCTCTTTGTTCGCCTAAAACAATATCGTTTTTGTAGTCAGTAGGATTTCTCAATGTCATTTATATTCCTCTTTTAATTTATTTAAAAACCAAATGGCTTTGTCTAGATCTTCTATGGGTTTGCCTTTGTGCTCGTGACGCCAAACATATTTTATGGCTGAGCCTTGTAGGTAATATTTAAAACCATCTCCTTGACATGACTTGATTGCATCTATGCAACCTATATCACCTTTGTTGTAGTGTGATGGAAAGTTTACTGGGTCATGTTTTTTAGATGACATAACACCTCTCATAGTTTCTTGGTTCTAGTATGTGTAATGATTTCTTTGCACGTGTGACTCCTACATAAAATAGACGGTGTAGTTCATCTGGATTAATATCATCGTTGTCAACAGCAGACTTAGTAATATCAGGAAGAATGAGTACATTATCGGCTTCACCTCCTTTGGCAGCATGTATTGTTGATAAGGTTATGCGTGGATTTTGTGTTATCTTTTCGTCGTTAGCTAGCATATTTCTTATATAGTTTTCTGTATCTACATCTAGACCAGCAAATGCCTTATACCAAACTTCGTCTGTTTGTAATCCGTGTTGCTGCATACATTCTTCGATGTAGTAACCTTCTTCACTTTCGTTTAATGTTTTACCTGTTCTATACCCCTTTGTAACATTTTCTCCCAGATATGCATACACATTTTTTATTGATGCTACAGGTAATAAATGCTCCATTGAACGCCATTTTTCCCATGTTTGTATGGCCAACAATAAATCTAGCTTTACAGAATTTTTAGTTTTGTGTGCATAATACCAACCTTGTAATCTACATAAATCTTTTATCTCGTCTAAAAAATAATTTGCGCTTGACAGTACTAGCCACTCACCTTGTGACATGTCAACTTGTGTAACGTCAGAGTATCTTGTAAGATCACCCTGTTCTTGTCTCGGCATGTATTCTTTGTCGTATCTGTTTGTAACTTTTCTAATTATATCTTGTGATAGTTCGTGTATTGGTCCACCAGGTATTCTGTAAGATTGATTTAATGTATCTATATGATCTACTTCGTCTTTAAGAGCGATAAAAGTATCAACGTCAGCACCAGCCCATCTAAATATAGCTTGATCATCGTCCCCTGCAATGTAGGTCTTGTTTGCTTTCTTCCAAAGAGTCCTGACCATTCTCCACTGCAAAGGTGAGAGGTCCTGTGCTTCGTCAATAAATAATACGTCAAAAGACGGTGAAATATCTTGGTCAATAAATTGTTCCAACATGTCATCATAATCGTACAATCCTTTTTCTGTTTTATACTTCTTAAGTTCTTGATCTAAAAGATATAATAGATCTCGCTCGATGTCCATGTGGTGTTCATTTTTGTCATATAAATCTAAGACAGGCATTTCTAAAACTCGTGCTTTGTTAATTAGTCGTAAATATTCATTGTCAGAATTAAACACACCATCCTCATCATTGTACCACGCTGTCTTGATAGGTATGCC